ATATCCATTCGTTGAGCTTCCTTCTACTCTCTTCGCTCTTCGTCGCATCGAGGATCGTTGTAACACTTGGTAATCTCTCTTCACCTATCTCGTAAGTCCTGATTCCATCCGTTGTACTCCTGGTACATGGAGGATATTTATATAGTTTATTCCATTTCATATCGGTTTCCTTTCTTTAAATTCGCAATATGCTCCATCGGCTGGAGATTACTTTTATCCCAACATAACGCGAATTGTAGGGGGCAATTCTTACACCACCGAGTAACAGGTATAATATGATCTACATCCCAACCACCTCTACCATAATTTTCTCGTGTCATCCAAGGTTCCCATTTCGGGCTTGATTCTAAATGCTCAAATAGTTCTTCAGCGGTACAGCCAATTATTTTCATAGTTCTTGATGATTTCTTTCTACCCTGTAAAGCGGAGCTCATCGCGGTTCTCATATTGCATGCTATTCTAAAATAAGGATTCGTTTTTTTTCTATTTCTCTGCCATTCGTTTTTATGGTCTCTATTATTTAAATTGTATTGTTTTATATGTTCTCTATTTTTTAAACGCCATTCTTTCTTGTATTCTTTCCTGTGTTCTTTATTTTTTAAACACCATTGTTTATTGTATTCTTTTTGTTGTTCTGTATTTTTTAAACGCCATTCTTTCTTGTATTCTTTTTGTTGTTCTATATTTTTATATGGCATTTCTATTCCTCCTGCTCCACTTCGTCCAGGCCCAGGAATTAATTTGTCCTGAGACTTTTTGGATCCATAATAAAAGTTTATCAATCATATATGACGGTCGCCAGTCCGACCTATGAACGAAAAAGGGAGTGAAGGCGGTCGGACTGGCTTCAGGATTCCGCCTAACCCCAAAAACTTGCCTGCTCCCAACTCTAAATTCATTTTTCCTCTAACCTGCTGTTTAAATTTTTTCTAAAATACGGATTAGGTGTTAAATATTTACGCTTGTACCAATTATAAAATTTTTCATCTTCAAATAATTCATGCACCTCTGGTGCGGACACTTGATCCATGCGTATGCAATCTGCATATTTTTGATAGTCGTTCTTTTTAATCTGCACGGGCCACCTCTGCTGTTGGTTTATACCATTCGTACTTAACCGTTAATTCTTCATCGACCTGGATGTCTTTAATAACAATGAGATTCCATGCTACATAGTTAAATTTATTTTTTGAAATGTCTTCATTAGTGTATCTTAATTTTGTTTTTGAACAGTTAGGGTCATCAGCATGGTTTAAAAAACCACCAAGGGGGGTGCGGATAATTTTTTCACCTAGTTTAAGGTGGCTCATTCCCAGGTTGGCGCCTGCTTTAATTTTTTCTTTAGCAAAGATTCCAAGATCATGGATGTTGGAAAAGCCGAGTCTTAGTTTTTCTGGTAAGGGTCTATAGGTTGGTACAAGTCCGAAGCTCATTTTCTTCTCTCCTTTAAATAAATAACATCAGCTTTTGGCCTGCTCATTAAATCTTCATCAGTGTAGTGGTCGATAAGCTGTTCTATTTTATGTAGCTTAGTTTGTGCATGAGGCCATAATAATTTAGCTACACTATAAGCGTCTCGATGGCTGCATCGCCAACGCCATTGTTTTTTATAATGAGGTTTTCCGTGGGGTGGTTTGGTTTTGTCTAATACTACGACAGTGCCTACACCCAATACTTCATGCAGCCATTTAATGACTGCTTCATCAGACATAGCTATTTCCATAGTAATTCGCCAGGCTTTGGTTGTTCTAGTACCGGGTCCTTTCTTTTTTTTCTTGGTCATAATATATTGCTTACACATAATGCAGCCTTCTCCATCAAACAGTCCGGCTATGTATGCAGCATCTGTCTCAGTTAACATATTCTTTTCTCATTACACATTTATATTCTCCTTTTTTAATTGGAATAAATCCAAAAACTTTGGCTATCGATTGAATTAAATCCATGTTGTAGTCTGGATAATCATCAAAACAAAATGTACTTCCCCGGTGAACACGTTGAGCAAAAAATACAAATTGTTTTATAACGTCTTCAGTTCTATGGGGCCCATCAAAATGAACGCATGTATACTTTTCACATAAAATAGATTTTTTATTATAGATAGGAATACCGTCGGCGTAACGTTTCATAAATTCTTGGTCTGTAAGATTCATTAATTGGAATTGAGGATAATCTAAAAAATCTTTCCTTAGTTGTTCTCTCATTTTATTAGTATAATCTTTAGTGTCGGAAATATCATAATCATAATGGGAGTAACTTAAATCTCCATAGGGATCGATACCCACATGAAGATAAGTTCCTTGATACTTGTTCCTTATTTCTTCAATCATGGTTTTGGATCCAAGTCCTTCACGTACACCAATCTCACAGGTAAGAACGTAGTCATGCGGCTCAAGATTGTAGCTGCTCTTAACCATCTCTTTTAGTAAATCGTATTCTTTACTGTCTCCCGAAATTGTCATCGACTCCTTTCTTTATTATTTTTTGAATCACTGTCGTGGTAGGATCAAATTTAATTTCCATGTTCTTACAGTTTGTGAGTCCCATTGGAATCAACATACATAACATTAGGATCATTTTTTGCATGCTCTACCTCTCCTTGTGATTTACATTCTTCACACTGTAAAATTTTTTCTACAGCTTCTTTCCCTTGCTTGTAGGAAGTTACTTTAATGTAACCATTCCCCTTGCATCTTGAACAAATTATTCTTTCCATTTTTTTCCTCTTCTATTTTTTGTTTTACTTTCTTTCGTATATACCCTACTTGTCTCCCGGTACATTCGCATACCAGCCTGAAACGTTCACTGTCTCCCAATAACCATGCTCTTGCAACGCGTCTTGCAAACTTATCGTTGCCTATAAAAGCATCTCGGACAGCCTGATGCAGAATCGCACGAAATATTATATTGTCGCGACTCATGTCAGGTGCGTCAATCTCAGCTCTCAGAAAATGGTTACTTGGTGTTCCCATGAGAATTTGTCTTTTTAGCTTTCTTCATTTCTCTTTTTGTAAGCCATTCGACTGTCTTAGTCAAACTTAATGGTATGTCAAAAATTTCTTTACTTAGTGCCTGTATGTCTTTATAAGTTTCCTTTGAAACTGTGATATTTTTATAGCGTGTTATATCTGTCATAATTTTTCCTTATATATAATATAGGATGATATACTAGAACGAGGTATTCTTGTCAAGATGAAAATAATATTAACTTTAGTTATTTGCTCTGCATTGCACCAATCCTGCCTGGATCCTATCCAAAGAACGAATAGATTTGAGACCTGGGCTGATTGTATGCGTGCAGGCTATAATGATTCATTGGAAATGATGCAGGAACTGGGTGATGCGTCATTAAATAGCTATAAAACCTTTATAAAATTCTATTGTAGCGATAAGCCTTTAGAGAAACCTAAAACAGGGGACCCTGCTTGACAATGTGGCCGAATTGTGTTTAAAACGACGCATCACATCCTTTAATCACTCTCTGTTACTTATTCTTAGGAACAGAGAGGTGTTTTTTTATTAAATAATCTGAGAATTAAGACAAGGTTTAAAATCAGGGCAACCTATGTCCCATTTATGGACAGCTCCTGCTATTTTCCCTTTTTCATTCACAATTCTACGTGGTAATTTTTCTTCTCCATATAAATTAACTCCACATTGTGAACAGATGCCCGTTACTTTTTTAGGAAGTTTGGCCTTTGCTCTTTCTCGTTTATCTTTTTTTCTATTTCTTCTTTTTAGTTCATGTGTCATGTAAGCTTTATATGTCAAATAGACATTACTGTCAATAGGATTATATTGGATTATGTTTTAGCCACCCCAATCGACATCGTCTTCATGGACTACGCAGTTTGAATTTGGTTTAGGTTTTTCCATTTCTTGACACTATTTACATTTAGGGCACGATGCAAGAAAAACGTTGGCATTGCTTGTTAATTTGTAAAGTTTTGTAAAGAAATTATTTACAGATTGTAAAGGTTGTCAACGCCCCTGACCTTTATAGCGCTTATAATGTTTCTTTTTATTGGGGTTTTTGGAATGGCGCCCAGGACGTTTCTTATGGGTCTTTTTTATATGTTTATAGCCGTAAAGACCACTAGACTTTTTTCTGCTCACTACTCATCTCAAATTTAACACTGTCTTTCGAAATGACTGCTGGAATATAACTTATTTTTCCATTAATTTTTTGTTCAACATCATGTCCACATAAAGTACATCTAAAAAAATCTCTGCACAGGGAAACTAAAATTGAATCATGGAGACAATGAGGACATGTACCATTAACTAATTCTGCTTTAACTTTAAAATCGTCTCCAAATCCCCCGTGTCCAAAACTCATAATTAATCCCGAATTAATTTTTTCCACTTCGTATCAATAGTAAGTGGTCCGTATAAGGAAGATTGTTTTTTATTGTCTTGAAAAGGAACGGCAATGTCAGTGGTATCTTCTTCATAAGGAGCTCGTCCTATAAAAAAAGATTCGAGTTTTTCTCCGGCTGGTTGGGTTTTAGGTACCCATCCCGGAGCGATATATTTTATTTTTGTCATGTTTTATTTTCCTCGTATACTTAGTTTTATCCTTAAATCGTTTGGAAGTAAAGAACTGAAGTACTCTTGCAACAGGATTCTTTTTCTTTTTTATTTTATACATAGCTGAAGAATGTAAAAGAAAGGACAATTAAGATAAGCATAATCATAATAAATCTCATCCATCTAACAAATCGTTTTCTTTTCCTTTCAGCTCTACGTGCTTTAAAAAGTTTTAAAGTCCTGTACCTCATGGTCTATTACCTCCATGGATGATTAATTACAGTTATTTTTATTTAAATCTACTGGTATTTCTTTTGTGAACCATATCCAAGAGGAAATTCTAGTTCCTTCTTGAGTATAGACACATTTTTCGCCTAATGAAAAGGTTTTGCTACAAGCGCTTACGGCAAATAATAAAACCACGACTAATAATAATTTATTCATTGAAACTCCTTTCACAGCCACATTTGTTACATGAACAGTCTTCATGGCTGAAGCAACGACTCTCGCAGTGACATAAATGATTACATTTTTCACAAACTTGTTCAGCCATTTTAAACCCCTAAGATTATTTATTAACTAATGCGTATAATATAAGGATAGCAATAACTATACCAATTGCAGTTTTCTTATTGGTTTTAGCTAATTCCCATAATTGTTTTACTTTTTCCATATTTTTCTCCTAATGTATTTCACCCCAGTTTTTACCAGATTCGTAGTCTACCTTATTAGGTACTTGTAATTCAACTGCGGTCTCCATTATTTTTACTATTTGTTCTGCTTGTTTATCATTTTCTACAGAAATGTCCAGCTCATCGTGTATTTGAATATGTGGAATAATTCCTGCTTTATAGAGCTCTAACATACATTTTTTTGTCATATCAGCAGCAGATCCTTGTATTAGTTTGTTTAATGCTTTGTAAGTATATGCTCGTTTAATGCCTGGCCCGTGTTCTTGTACGGCTTGTTCAAAAGATAAAGGCTTATGAATTCCGAAATAGTTTGGTTCCCATAAATGAAATCGACACAGTCTTCCTAAAAGAGTTCGAATCTGTCCTCGTTGTTGAGCTCGATTAGAAACTGCATTCATTAGTTGTTTAACAAAAGGAACCTTACCATGATAAAGTTGAAAAAGTTCTTGTGCTTTCTCTTTACTTACTCCGAGTTCTGCTTGAAGCTTGGCTTTTCCCATTCCATAAAATAAACCAAGATTTATTGTCTTTGCTTGCAGTCGGGGAATGTCTGCCATATCTGCCACAATTTTATGAAAGTCTGCTTCTCCATTTTTATAAGTATCTACTACGTTCATAGCAGATGGAAGTTGTTGAAGGGATGCATAGTGAACTACTAATCGAGGTTCCTGTTGGTTGTAGTCAAAGCATCCCCACTCGCATCCTGATTCTGGTATAAAAAGGGAACGAATCAGTGGACCTAAGTCCTTATTGCGAGCAGGAATTTGTTGTAAATTTGGATTGGCATAAGAAAATCGTCCGGTTACTGTGCCTCCATCATCTGATCTAATTTGATTTATATCAGCATGGATACGTCCGTTATGCTCAAAGCGAATGATTGTATCAATAAAAGTTGTATGTGCCTTGTTTATTTCTCTGGCTTTTGATATCTTGTTAACCAAAGGATGAGAATGAGAAGAGAGAAAATTTTTGGTAAACGATGGTGCATTTGTTTTTAAAGTTCTTTCGTAAGGTAGTTTTAGTCTGTCAAAAACTCTGGCAATGGATCGTGCTGCCCATATTTGGACATCTATGTTGGTTTCTTTTTTTATTTGTAGCAGGAGTTGCTTTTCTTCTGATGCTAGCTGTTGTTTCACTATATGAGCTTTTTGAACGTCTACGCGAACGCCTTTAAATTTCATATCAACTAGACATGGAAATAAATCTGTTTCCAGTTCAAAGATAGCTTCTAGATCCTGGCTGCTTAATTCTTTTTTCAAGACTTTCCATAAATTATAAGTAAGTTCTGCATCTCTTTCAGCATAAGTTCCTACATACATTGCAGGAAGTTTCCATAATTCTGATTTAGGATCTATTCCCCAGTTTTCAGCGGCTTGTCGTAAAGCAGTTTCTGCTTTTCCCCAGCCAACATATTCTCTTCCTAAACTATTTAAATCATAACGGAATCTATTTTCATTTATTAAAGATGCAGCGATCATTGTGTCAACGACATCTCCTTTAATTTCTATTCCCATGGATCGGATCCAACACACATCGTACATTGCATTGTGAAAAATTTTTAGAGAATTAGATTTGCAAAGGTCCGTAAACCATTGAATTACTTCACTTTTTTCAAGGTTATCTCCTCCTTCATGGTCGAAAGGAAAATAGCCTACATAGCCTTCTGTCGCGACAGAAATGCCTACCACTTTGCCATTTTTAATTACAGACCCTGATCCTTTAGATTTTAAATCAGGATCACAAGTCTCTAAGTCAATTGCTATTTCCTGACGATCGGTAAGGTCGGGAAACTCTGTCGGTTTAACCCATTCTGTTTCAGGTTTGAAAATTAGATTGTTCACGAATAATCTCTTTCAATAATCATATCTATAAAATGTTTTGCTTTTTCCAAATCTTCCTTTCCTCCTTTATATTGATGGCGCACTACATATTTAATAACATTTCCTTCAGCAAAAAGCAACTTGTTTT